TTTGCCAGTCACCATCAGACTGTGCCTGATTTATTTGGTCCTCTATGCCAACAGGTTCAACTGGTACTGATGCTTCAATTACAGTATCTAAACTATCTTGGCTAGTTACTACTCTTGACCTTTGAGCCTCTTGCTCTGTCACTTCATCAGGACTTGCACCCCAACCATAGTTTTCAGCAGCAAATTGCTTTATAGAATCAGAGTCTAACTCACCTTTATACAAGTCTTTTAATGCTTTACCTGGTCCAGAGCTAGGGTCAAAACCTGCATCTTTAATGGCATTACCCATCTGTACAGACTTATATTCTTTCTCTACAGCTTCAAGTTCTTTAATGCGTTCACGCATTGCCTTGATAGCATTGTTATCATCTTGTGTGTTTTCCACTGTATTATCCATATCGTTTTCCATTTTTTCTCCTCTCCCAGATTTCTACTAACTACATTATCCTGGGGTTAATAATGCGATAGGCGACAAATTATAATTAAAGTACAAATGAGAATTGTCAGCCACTTCTAGCTGTACCGATACTAAGCGATTTAAATACGCAGCTTACACGCTTGAAATAAGCTGGAGGTGCAGAGTCAATTTATAAACGCAGACTACCACTATGCGATACTTTTATATTAACACAGATATTATCTAGATGTAAACTTTAGATTTATATTTCTGTAAGACCTGTAACTCTACGACCTGTTCTAACAGCACCTGTTGTAGGTGCAAACTCTGCTGCCTGTTGCTCTCTTAATCTCTGTATTCTTTCTATATCTTCTCGTTCTCCGAATACAGCAGCTTCAGTAAACTCTTGTAAACCTAATCTTTCTTCTTTAGAAACACCTCCTTGTGCTTCTAGTTCTTGAAGTTCTTCTATCTGTTGTTCTGCAACTCTGAATGTTTCTCTAGCTTGTTGTTGAGTTACACCAAATCTTTGTAATCTTTCTATCTGTGGTTGTGAGATTTGTAATCCTCTAGCTTCTGCTTCACCACCTATTTGTGCTTGTGTAATTTGTCCAGATAATATAGCATCTCCTATAGTAGGGTCAACTGCTGCTGCAAATATAGACTCTTCTGATAAATCAATACCGAAGTTAGTTGCATAATACTCTTTTACTTCTGGAATATTTTGTTCAATACCACTGTAAACTGTATTTAGTCTTGACTGAAACTCTGTAGGGCTTACATCACCTTCTACGAGTTGTCCAAAGTTATCGGCAAATACATCAGGATTAATACCAAACCTTCTTAAATCATCCTTATATGACTCTAGAACAGCACCATACTCTGCTTCACTTAACCTAACAGAACCATCAGGTCTAACATTACCAGGAAAATAATCAACATATTGAGGGTCTTGCCTTATAGCACCTACAGCTAAATCAACATTCTTGTCAAACTCTACATATTTTTCTTGAAATAAGTTTAATAAACCTTCTGGTAAAAAAGGATATAAAGCTCTAGCTTCTGTTAAAAAATCTGCCATTAGTTAATCCTAACTCCTTGACCGAATACTTTCAATGATTCAAGAGCTTCATTAACTACCTTATCTACACCTTGACTTAATCCTTGCTGTGTAAGATATTGACCAGCTTTAACTGAATCATTTAGTTTTAATACTTCTTGAAATGTAGAACTTGATGTATCTATTTGTTGACCCCATTGATTAGTTGTAAAGTTTTCCCAAGGAGCAGCAAACTCTTCGTATGTTACATCTTCACCATATTGTGGAAATAAACTTTTCTTTTGAGCCATAAGTTTTTCTGTTAATTTAAATTCATAGTTAGGGTCATTACGAAGTTTTCCTGCTTCAGCAGCTCTTAGAGTGGGGTTTATATCACCAAAAACAGGTCCTAATATTCTTGTATATAATTGTTCAACCCTATCTTCACCAGCTACTGTAGAATCTACTACTACATCTCCACTTGTTAAAAATACTTCTAAATCTTTATCTTTAGTTCCTGGTCTTGATGGGTCAGCTATTAAAGCTATCTGGTCCTGTGAATATGTTTGTGACCAATCACCAGTTGTTAACTTTCTTGAAACCCAGTTAATTAAACTTTCAGGTGGATTAGAAACACCTGCCTGTATCATAAGATTTCTTACAGCAATTTTATCATCCTCTAACTTACTTAAAGCATCTGCTGGTAGTTCATCTGAAGGTTTACCTTGTGATAACAGTAGCCAATCTCTTTGGTCTTGTGTACTCGTTCTCCACCAATCAGTAGTTTTCCATTCAGCTTCTGTAACTGTTCTACCTTCTAATACAGATTCAGCTAATAAGAAAACCATTTCTTCATCTTCTAGCCATGGTCTTAAATCTGCTTCTTTATCTAAGTAATCTACAAAACCTTCCCAAGGAGTTTGTCCTTGTGCTAGAAATCTAGGGTCATACAATTCTGCTATATTTCCAAAAGGAACAGTTAAAGAAATATCCGAATCAGATACTTGTCTAAATGTTTGTTGTGAAAAATCTAATGGATATAAACCTTTTATGTCATCTTCTGTAGCTTCGTAACTTAATGATAAGTTTGTACCTGGAATAGGATACAAAACATAGTAGTTGCTACCAGATTGTACAATCTCTCCACCATCAGGAATACTCCCTGCAAATACATTACCACTTGTTTGACCAGCATTAAATGTTGTATCTACTTCAGCATCACCAGCATCACCAGCATCACCAGCATCACCAGCATCAGGTCCACTAGGGTCTAATTCGGAAACATCTGTATCTGGTTCAACAATAGAATCACCTTGTTCTTCTTTTTCTTGATACTCACCTGTAAGTTGTTCATAAAGTTCTTGTGTTACTGGACCTGCACTACCAACATCTTTCCAATAACTACCATTAAATGGTCCACCTGGTCTTGCTTGTGTATAATATTGAAACTCTGTGTTAGAGTTAATAATAACTCTGTTTCCTTCTTGGTCTTGTAATATTCTTCTGTCATAACCTAATTCAGCTTTAAATACATAATCAGCCATTATTCAGCCCTAACCATTGATTCAAATAACTTTACAAAGTTGTTATTTATCTTTTGTTTACGAGGACTCATAGGTTGCATATCTCTAATTATGTTTGTTTTAATTTGATTACCTTCAAAAGACCCAGCTTGTTGTGGTACTTGCGATTCAAATTCTTCTTTACCTTCTAATTGCACATTTGTATTAATAGGTGTACTTTCAGTAGTTTCTTTCACAACATCCTTTTCATCTTCTAACGAGTCTATATAAAGTTCCATAGCTTTTGTAGCTAAGTCCCAATCATCTTGTTCTCTATTTGTTGGTTTACTACCACCATTATAGGCAGACCAAGCCTCCCAACCAGTTGGACTATCCTTTCTTTTTTTTCTGTCAGTCCATATCTGTAATGCAGCTTGTGCATTATTCATAGGGTCTTTTAACCATTCTACTGCATCTTTACGATTTTCAATACCTCTTTGCTTAAACCATTTACGCATTGGATTTTTATTACCACTTAAATCCCAATGTGGTTTTAAATCTACTTGAAATAATCCTATTGCAGGGTCATCTGCATTATCTTGTAGTTTATCTGACTGTCCTTTAGATTCTAATAAAACAATTCTTACTGCTTCAGGTATAGCTTCTTCTGGAAAACCTGCTTCTTTTACAATATTTGCAATTTCAATAGGAGCTAAAGCACCCTCTATATTATAGGGATTATCAGCCACCGATACTCCTGAGCCCAGCAACACTAGACTTAATAACATTGGCAACATTTGTTGTTTGTTCCCTTCTTTGGTTCAAATCCATTTCTGGTTTAAATAACTCTTGTACTTTATTTTGAAAATTTACTTCAGCATTTGGTACATCAGCAAAACCACTAGGAGTTACTTTTTGTAATTCACCAGTTTTTATTGGTCTGCCTTCAAACATTATTTGTTCTTCTCTATACAAAGGTTGTGCAGCTATTTCTGCGTTAGACAACTCTCCTTCAAATTGTTCTTGTTGTAATCCTGCAAGTATGCCTGTCAGAATATCTAGTTCGTTATCTGTTGGAGTTCTTCCAACAACTGATTTAACTGTATTCATAACTTGATTTGTTAAGTCAGCATAGTCAAGTTCTAGTTTATCTGGCAATTCTGATGTATCATATTTAGGATTTGTTAAAACATCACTAAGCGTACTATTCCAATTCTGTCCTGCTGTATTTGCATCAGCTAATAAAGTTTGAAATGCTTTTTTTGTACTTTCATCAAGTAATCCTTTTGTAAAAGAACCATCTTTTAAATAACCAGCATCTTCTAATTTTGTTTGTATATCTTGTACAGATTGTCTGGTGTTTAAATTTCTTAATTCAGTAAGGTCATCACCTGGATAATAAGGAGTAAAGCCATAAGTTTCCATAAGAAAATCTCCAGTATCTTTATCTACTCCACCAATTTTTATTTTTTTAGGAAGTCCAAAAGGTGCGACACCAGAATCAAAAGAAGGAACATAGCTAATTACTTGATTCATAGTAACTAAATTACCATCTGCATCATAGGCTTGTACCAGAGGTTTTATAGTTTGTAGACTATCATTATCATCTACAAGTTCTTCAACTTCACCTAATATAATTTCTTTATCTTCATTTTCCATAATTAATCTTCCTTATTAAATTGTATCTCATATTTCAACAGTTCATCATATAAAACAAGAAATTCTGGATACTCTGAACCAATGTTAGATGCAATACTTCTAAGTATCTCTCTCATATCTTGGTCTATATCTGTAGTACCAGTTGATAATTTTCTTTCTATTAGTTTTAAATCTTGTGGATATTCGTATCCCTGTGTTTCAGCTATTTTAACTATGGCATTTTCTCTTGCAGCAAAGTAATTATTTATTGCTAACCATTGTGGTGAAACTTCTTGTACTGCTGGGTCCATTGACATCTCTCTTAATTCATTTATCTTTGCATTGTAGTCTGATGGTTTTTTAAATCTAATCTCTCTATCAGCCACAACTTCAAAGTTTTCATCACCAAGTATACCTGGAACTCCCATAGGAAACATTTCAGCAGCATCATTCTTAATTTTTCTTTTTAATTTGATAGCTTCTTTACTATTATCTCCTCTTAGTTTTTTAAGCTCTGCATCTACAACAAGATTGTATAAAAACTGTTGTGATTCAATAGCAAATATTAATGGGTCTATTTGTTCTATAGCATCACTCTCTAAAGATTTAAAAAACGCATCATCATTTAGTTCGCCTTCTTCATCTATATCTGGTGTTAAATAAATACCAGTTAATGGATACTTGTCCATAAACTCTTTGTTGTTTCTCTTAAACTGTACTTCGTTTTCAAATCTAGGTAATTTACCTTCTGTTTGTTGATACTTACCTTTTTTAAGTAAAGCATTTCCAAAACTGTTAAACTTTCCTGATTCATCTGTTCCTATCATTCTATTAAAAACTATCCAAGCTAACTCTTCACCATCTTCTATTCCATACTCTTCTTGATATTCTTGTCTTAGCTGTGAATAAAAAGATGTTAACACACCCATAGAAACCATAGTTTTTCTTTCATTAACAGATATTTTTCCTAAATCTGCTTCACCAATTACAGCCTCTAGTAGCTGCATAGCATTATCTTTTTTGATTTCTGTACTCATAAGTATTCTTGGTGGTGATGGTGCGAAGAATTGCAAACCTGCTTCTACAAATAATCTAAACTTAACATTTTGTATAACTGCATCATCAAATGCTGCTAAATCTTCAGCACTTTGCATAGGTCTAACTTTAGATAGACCTACAACTTTTGCACTGTCTAACACTCTTGATGCAACTTTATCTTGCGATATCCAACTTGTTGGTGATTCAGGACTGACATTAATTGCTGCTATTGCAGACTTTATGTAATTAGGAAGCAAAACATCAGCAAACCATGTAGGGTTTCCTAGGTCAGCTACTTCTTCAATAGGAGTACCGAAAGGAAATACTAATTTAAAAGCATCTTCTCCAAAAGTGTCTATCAAAGTATTTTTCATCATACCTGCTCCTACTGCTACTACTGGTCCGACACCAGGAAGTAGTGATACAGATATTAAATTAAATCCACTTATAGGAGTTACTACATCAGCACTTAAATTACCACTTTCGTTTCCACCTAGTAATCTGTTAGCAATAAATTCAGGCATAGGAAAAGCTATCATCTGTTCATCAGACAATGGGTCTTGAAATGTAATTCCACTACTTCTTGCATTAGTTAAAGCCATTTCTGCTCTGTGAGCATACTTAGGTTGTTGTGCAATACCTTTAGCCCAAGATAGTGTAACTTCTTTAAATGCTTCTAGGAATGGAAACACAAGTCGTAACGAATCAGCGACAAGACCTTTTTGTGATAAGTTATACAATATTCTGTTGTGTTCTTCTAAAGCGTATATTTGAGCTCTTTGGTCTATTTGTTCTAAAGTCATTTTAGGTAACTGATTATCATTTATTTTTTTTGCATCATCAGTCAAATATGGATACAACTCTTCCAATTCTTTTTTTACAGATTTAGGAAGTTTTTTAATTCTACTCATAAGTTTTTTAGCTGCTTCAGGTGTTGCTTGTACTAAGTCATCAGCAACGCTTCTAAAGTACAACTGTTTGTATGCAGGTATCCTGTTTATGTTTGCTTCCATTGCACCTGCCATAAACCACAGCGTGTCTGAAATACCTGTATTACCTAACTTGGTGTATTCATCAACATACTCTGCATAAGTGCTATTTATTAATTCATCTGGAGCAGGAACAAATCCTGGTCTGTTATCGGATGTTCTAAGCATATCTTCTATTCCATCCATAATAACTTTAACATTTTCTGTCTTTCTTCTATCCCAACTTTTTACATCAATACCTTTATATGTACCAGTTGCTATAGAGTCAAGTAGCTCTATATCTCCACCTGTAAGTTCTACAATTCTTTGTTTATAGCCATTTAAAAATGATTTAACATCCTCTACGCTTGTTAGTCTTTCTGCTCTATCTAATGCCTTTTCATAATCTATTCTTAAATTTTTTAAATCTCCACTCCAAAGTCTTTCCGATAATTCATCAAATGATTTACCTTCTACTGTATAGCTAGCTATATTTTCTGCAATATCATTTCTCCAAATACCTGCTAATTGTATTCTTATAGCTTCTGAAAACCTTTTTACTTTTTCAGTATTTTCTAATATGTCATTATCAGATAAAGTAAACTCTGAAAAGTTTTCATTAACGAATCCTTTCATAGCTTTAGGACCAAAATGTTTTCCTGCTGAATTAGCAACTGCTTTATCTAAACCTTGTTGTAAAGCTCTATCTTTTTTTGACCAAGCATTTTCAACAAACTTTTTACCTAAAACATCTTCATCAATTAATAGTGCGTAATCTAAATAACTTTTAGGTGCATTAACAATAGAATCAAGACCATAAACAGCCATACGAGGCTGTCCTTCTAGAACAAGTCTTAATGGATAAGCAAGTCGCAAAGGTAAGTTAGCTGTTGACCAAGTTCTTTGTCCTTTCCATAAAACATCTAAACTATTCCACATATAGTCTGGAACTTTTCCTGTAAGCTCACCAAATGTAACATCTGCATTATTCATAAATTTACCCATTGGTGTATCAGGATTAAAACCTTTTGTATTTTTATTAAAAGGTTTTTTAAGGACACCTTCTATTTGTCCAACAGTTCTTTTTAATTCTCTATGGTCTGTAAAATAAAAAGTCCTATCCATAATTTGGTCAGGGAATGGTGTTTGTAAATCAATAGATTCGCCACCTACTTTAGTTGTTTTTTGCATACGAGTGGTTATTGGTTTCAAACCCTCTCCTGATTTTCTAGCTGCATTATCAATAGAATAAACTACATTTTCATCTCTAAATCCTCTAGCTTTTTTTCTATGTACTTTATAACTTTCTACAACTTTAGGATTATCAGATACTTTATCTATAAGTTTTCCATAGTAATCATCAGCAAGTATGTCTTGTGCTTTTTTGTAATCTTCATCAACAAGTGATTTAGTTAAACGAACTGCAATATCATTAATTTCTTTTCTAGGCAACTGACCAACTGTTCCATGATTGACCATAGAGTTTACAGTTGTTTTCCAATCTTGTAAGTTCACTTCATTTTCTGGAATATAACGACCTATATAACTTAATGGGTCATCAGCTTTTGCTGCTGCTCTTTTAGCTCCAAATGCTTTATAAGCAGAATCATTAATCCAATCAGGTAATATCTTAGTTCTATTTATTTTAGGTACATTCCAACTTGTTCCATTAAGCAAAGCATCTCTTGTTATGTCAACTATTTCATCTGCTGTGTTAGCTTCAAATAGTTTTAAAGCATAAGCAGGGTCATCATTAGCATCTAATAATCTAATAAACTTATCGGGACTTTTATCTTTAACAATGTTTTCAGCTACAGTCTTTCCCATTTCAGAATCAATGAAGGTATTAGCTAATGTTTTTACATCATCTAAATTACCTTCTTTAACAGCTTCGTTTATTTTTCTTTGTAAACTTCTTGCTCCTTTAAGAGCTTTTCCTGATTTACCTATTGCAGCAGCAGGGTCAGTAAATATTAAAATACCTGCATCTATTGTTCCAGAAATTAATTTGTCAATAGTAGGACTTTCTACTCCTAATTGATTAGTAATGTATCTACCAAATGTTATATTTCTATTTTTATAAAGATTAGCTTCTTTAAGTTCAGAAGATATTTTTTCTGATTCACCACCTGGCAAAAACCCTGTACCAGTTAATTCATCATACGCATCTGTAACTCCAGATATTCCTAACCTTCTATAAGCCTGGGGAATGTTCTTGATGTAATCATCTGGATTTAATTCTGCTTTTTCAGATATTTTTCTAAGAGTATATTCTAAAGAACTAGGACCTGCTTGTTCATAATATCCAGCAAGTTTTCTAGCTCCTGTTTCTCCAACAAAATTATCTGAAATACCAAAATCTTTTCTTCCCATAAGTCTTGCTACGCCATTAGCTATTGCTCTTGATTCAGGAGAACCAACAGGAAATAATGGATTAAAAGCATAAACTCCTGCTATTTTTTGTGCTTCTTCTTGTGGCAAACCTTTTTGTATTAGTTGTTGTTCAACTTCATCAGAAAACATAACACGACTTCTTAGTCCTCTCATAACAAGTTGTTCTTGTGTGTGATTCCAAGTATCAAAAGCAAACTTTACTGTTCTTTTAAAACCTCCACCAATATGGTCTACAAATACATTTTTAATAGTGTCTGAAATACTTGCAGGTGTTTTTGTGTAATTCTTATTTACTTGTGCGTTAATAACTTCTTGTTCAGTAGCAGCTTGTTTAACTTGGTCATTAGTAGCATCAGTCTGTACTAAAGAACTTATTAATCCTGTAGGCATACCTGGATAGGTATTTTTGATTGTCAACATTCTATTTTTTTTATCTTCTGACAATCCATAGTTTTGCCAGTCTTTAATAGCTTGTTGTTTTAAACTTTTTAATTCTGAATTATTTTTAAATTCATCACCTAATGTGTACTGGTATACCATTATTCTGTTTCAAGAACTGTAAGTCCATCATTAGCCAGTGAAACTGTATCTGTAGTAGGAAACAATTCAGCTAATGCTATAGCATATAAGTCACCCTTTTGTTGTGGTGTTAAAGTCATTCCCATTCTTCCTGGTCCTACTGGAGCACCATCTGTTATAGGTTGGTCTGGTACTTGTGTTTGTGCAAAAACATCAACAGGTTGAAATTTTCTTTTAGGTGCAGCTTGTGCTTGTGGTGTACCTTCTTTAGGCAATGGAGCAGCTTGTTGCTGTTCAGTTAATGCTTGTTGTTCACCATAACCTACACCAGGTATTCTACGCACAGCTTGTGTATTGTCTTGTGTGTTTCTAGCTGGTGGTGGTACATTTAACTTTCTTTTATCAACACCTTTGTTTGAGTTACTCCTGGTCGCCATCTTCATCCTCTTCTTCAAAAAATGTAAAAGTAGAACTTATAATCATATAACCAAAAGGAAACACCATTGGTGGCATTTGGTCTGTGTATGCTTTACTTTGTACCTTATCTTCAAAAATAATATCATCACATAGCTCATCAACATCTGACAAACAAAAATCTACTATTTCTTCAAACTTATTATTTATAGACATTATCCTCCTAATCCACCAAGTAGTTGAGCTATGCCTGGTGGAGCACCTTGTGGTGGCAAGGCACCTCCTCCAAGCAATTCTTGTTCAGCTGTTGGTATCTCTGGCTCTTCTGCTGTAAAGAACTTATCTAAAATATTTTGCATATCATCAGGATTCTTTCTTATCTGCACAACAGCCATAGTTGCCTTTGGGTCGCCTTGTTGGGCTTGTGCTAACAATGTATCAAACAATACACTGTCTGCTTTTTCTTTTGTAATTCTATCGTTAACTCTAACAAGGTTATCTAAACCATCTAAGTTTTCTTGTAGTGTTTGTCTATCAATAATACCAGCTTGTAGTAACTGTAAACCAGTCACAATCTTCTGTGGTTCATCATATCCAGCCATAGCTCCATACACTCTTCGTGTCTTGTAAGATGTTATATCTTTACCTGGGTCGTATGTTTCTGAATAAAAAGTATTGTCCATATAACCAGATAGTGATTTAGCATTACCACCATACATCTTTGCATCCCACTCTAATCTCTTAGAGTCAATCATCTCTATAGCATCAGACATAACTGTGTGATACTCTCTAATCATAAGTGACATAGATGCACCGAGTTCTTCAAGTCCTCTACCAGTAGCAAATGCTAGTGGTGACTGTGAATCATCAGTTGTAGGATAAGAACCACCAACACGAAGTTGTCGTTCTATTCTATCTATCTGTTGAAAAATTTGATAAGGAACATTAGATGCTGGTTTAGATACTTGTGTACCTGGAGCTAGATAGTTAACAGCGAATCTACCTTTACGATATTGTCCTGATTCTATCTCTCCAGAAATGTTTGTTTCTGTAAACACTGCATCTTCCATTGCTATTATTGACATCACATTAATCTTTGCCATAGAAGCCATAAGTCCTATGATTTGGTCATACTGTCCTTGCAATCTGTCAAAGCTAAATTTCTTTGCTATAACAAATGCAGGTCCACTATCAAGTGGATTTGGTATGAAGTCAAGAATAGTTGCAGAGGTCATGTGGAAAATGTATGTACCTTCTAAGTTGTAATACTCTGCAATTAAGTCACCTTCGTTATTACTGTTAGCCCAAGAACCATTGTAAGAATCTGTATACGCAGAAGCATAAGCATTACCTACACCTTTAAAGTCTGTGTTGTAAGCATCCTTAGACATAATCTTTTCTGCAAATTTAGGATAAGTTCTTGCAAGAGTTTCTTTAGGAACTCTTCGCACAATAGCCATATCTTTAGGTTGTTGGTCTGCACCAAAGTAACCTGGGAAACAGTTGTATGGGTCACGCAGTTCTGCACAAGGATAAGGTGTACCATTAGCATCTTTCTTTTCTCTAATTACCCATACAGAGAAACCATAACCTGGTAGCCATCTACCAACTTGTGGCATTTGTAAATCTAATTTTTGTACCTCATCATAAGCATTAACAATCCTGCCAATCTTTTCAGCTTTTTGTCTTGCTCTATCAGAATCCTTACCATTAGGTACATCAACTTTTAGATTAGGAATACGACCAATCTTTTGTGACAAGTGTTCTAAACCTGACATCATCAAGTTAGGAACTGGTACTTGCCAGTCTTGGAAACCTTTTAAGTTATCACCAAGCAATGCCTGAATACCATCAGGTCCACCATTCATAATGGCACGAATACGACCACGAGTACTGTAAGCATTCTGATTATCAAAATGCAAATTAGTAATTGCGTGTGAAAGTTGTTCAGGTGTCATTCTATCCCCAAGGGCTTTCGTTCATATCTGTAATATCCCATTCTCCAAAACTAGGTTCATAATCTAATCCTACTTCAGCTAATCGTTCTTTACCAAGCCTTCTTACAACTTTCATAGGAAACCAACTAGCCATAACGACATCTGATTTATAACTTCTTGCCTTGCTAGCCTTACTAGCAGCACTTGAAAAATAAATTAGTTGCCTACGATATATATTACTCTTAGTTTCGCTTTCTGTGTCACCATAAGGTAGATTTATTAATTTTTGTTCAAACAACTGTTGCATACTTCCAACACCATAAATAGGGTCAAACTTATTTTTTTGTGTTTGATGTCCTTCTAAATGTATACCCATTCTTCCACAATAATCTTTAAGCTCTGTATCTTGTCTAATAGCTCTCTGAAAACCATTCTCTTCAATAACCCAATGTGAAAGTCCATACTTATCGTGCCATTTTTTTATAGACTTACGAGCTTGTATAACACCACCACCTTGTTCGTTCTCTATATCTACAAGGTACATCATTCCTGTTTCTGGATTTGCAGCCCATAAGAAACAAGCCTGGAATCCTGTAGATGCTGGGTCAAGTCCTGCTATCAAATGTGTTCCAGCAGGTACCTGCCCAATAACTCGGTTAACATCTCTACACTGGTCTATATCATCAGAATTAAACATAGTAATACCTTCAACAAATGCTTTGTTAAGATACACCATCTCAAAGATTGCTCTACCACCTGTCGTGTCAGCATTATCTTTTTGACCCATTAACCATTTGTAAGTTCGTTTACTTGCCCACAACATACAGTCTTTATGTAATTCAAACTCTGTTTCTGGTAGTACACACTCTAAACTATGTGCTTCTTCTACTCGTGTTTCAAATTGTGGGTTTTCTAAAAGAAAGTTATATAAATCTTCAGGGTGCTGTCTAGAGCCAATAACAACTACAGCAGTATGTTCCTCTTTCCTGGAAGATAATGTTGTAGTCCACCATTGCCTAGTCTGCTCTCTAGCACTCGGCTGTATTGTAGTGCCATGGTCCTCAATGTCATCTGCAATAATCAAGTCACAGTCACGAGATAGAATCTTTCCACCTTTACCAACAGCTACCATAGTCGGACTCTTAATACCTGTAATTGTTCTTGTGCCTACAGTAAACTGTCCAGAACTCCAAGACTTACCACTTCGTACTTTAGGTTGAAACTTTACACCTGGTCCACATATCTCTTCTATTAACAGTTCATTATTTTCTAATTGGTCAAGTACAGAACCTACAGCGTTCTTAGCTATGTCCTCGTTACCACCAACCCACATAATTCTGATGTTAGGGTTTTTACATATCTGCCATACAGCAAAGTGTGTTAATAAGTCAGTCTTGCCATGTCGTGGTGGGCTAAGTATCATTTGTTGTCCACCTGTATCTATAGCGTGAACAATGTCATTAATCCAACCTTCGTGAAACTCTGCTGTTTCGTATAGGTCACCTGTTTCTGTTTTAAAATACCTATCTCTAAAATCTTTAAAATCTTCTAAGGATTTAATAGTTTCTGATGATACTTCCCAATCTTCTCTTGCTTCTACAAGTTGTTTATCCTGCTGATAAGCTGTATACATTTTTGTAACAACACTTCTAGCAATATCCATTTTGTCTGCAACCTGTTGATGTGTAAACTTTTTTTCCTCTAAAGCAACAGCATACTCTTTAACAAACTCTTCATAGTGTTGCCCTCTAGCTGCTGCTGTTTCTTTTGGTTTAACAGGTGGTTTATTCTTTTTGTTTTTTAAATAAAAAAATCTATTTTTACATTTCTGTGAACAGTAAGGTGAAGCATTTCTGCTTTGCTTTCTACACTGCTCCCCAATGACATCATTGAGTTTGCATATTGGTCTTGGCATTATTTCTTTTTAATTTTTTTTACTTTGCCATTTTCTGTTCTAGCAAACTTATGTGTTTTAGTTTCTCTAATAAGAGTTCCTGAGTAGCGTTTACCACCATACATCCAACTTACTTTAGCCATTCTCTCTCCTTACCAAGCTCTACACGACCAATATCGTGCAGTTGTTTTATCCTTAGCTGTGCTGCATTTGTGTCTAGCACGAAACGAAGCTCTAGCCTCTGGATTATTTTTCCTTATCTTCATATTAGGGTCGCCAAACATTATTTTCTTGACTTTCCCATTTTTCATTACAAAGACTTTAGACTTCTTACGACCATAGCCAGGCTCACCCTTACGAATAGGGCTAGGTGAATTTAACTTCACTTTCATTCCTCGCCACTCAGCCATTACTTCCTCTTCTTAACTTTATTTTTTTTCATAGCCTTTTTTGGCTTATATCCTTTACCAGGCATACATTCTCCTTCTATACTAATTACATGAGTGATTATATCAAAGGAAAACAATATCCTAATCATAAACCCTCTACTTCATATAGTAGTGGAAGAGTCTGCGTTCACAAAGAATGTCAGACAGTTATTTCTAAATACAATAAGTTTAAGTACTGTAATAAACATAAACCTCGCTCTTATCCTAGAATTAAAGGTCGCCAAGCTCCTACTGATTTACAAAACCCTATAACCTGAAAAAATTTTTTTATTCTATAACTATATCTACAGTGCAAGTAGGGCATAAACCATCAATAAGCTGGTCCTCCCAATAAGGGTTCCAACATAGGTCACAATCTACAACAGGTATATCATCACTCATACAAGTACTTTAGCACACCCTAGACTAGCTAGGGCAACAAGGGAGGAATACATTGAATAATGTATACTCTTAGTATATCATCTAATTCTTGCATAAGTAAAAATAAGTATTATAGTTAAATTATAAACAAGGCAATCAAAAGTTGTTACAGGTGAAGTTGGCATCAGGAGTCAGAAAGCTGGGAATCGGTAATACGATACACTAGAAAGGCAAACCCAGTACCCGAGGACAACACAGAGATTTCTTTCAGGCTTACCCACTACAATAGCCTGTTACGACCAAATCCCCCTACACCTACTACACTAACTTATATGAAATGCACAGAGTGCAAAGAACCACTCAAACAAGCAACTAGTAACTCTTATTACTGTATTTCTTCTTATAGTAAATGTTCACAATCAACCAAGATTGTGTATATTACAGAATAGTAATTACACACTTTTTTTATACAGTTTGTTCTACTTACATATAGTGTTCCTACAATATATATAGTAAGCTGTCATATTGATATATGCATTTGTTTTACTTGCTTTATTGGTAGTATTTACCAATACTAAGTTAATCTAAATACATTACTAGAACATCTGTTCTATTGTGTAGTAATTATGAATGGTTCTGTAAAAGAGGTAGGCTTAATTGATAATAACAACCCCCTATACCTTTTTAAAACTCTCCCGCAAATCTAAACCAATACTTTAGATAAAATATTACTTAATAACTTGACAACATATAACACCATAGTATAGTTAGTAGTAACAAATAAAGGG